TTCAAGGGAGAGTAATCATGGGAACACGTTCATTCATCATCGTCGCCAACCCAAAGGGCGACTTCACCGGCAGCTACTGCCACTGGGACGGTTACCCGTCGCACAACGGTCGGCTGCTGCTTGAGCACTACAGCACCAAGGCTAAGGCACGCGAGCTGATCAACCTCGGCTGGCTGTCGTCACTGGGCGAGCGCGCCAAGCCGCTCGATCCTGCCAACCATAGTTACGACAACAAGGAGGCGGGAACGACCGTCGCCGCTGGGCGGGATCGCGGTGAGCCTTGGGGCGCAGTCAAGCCGTTGAAGGCCGACACGCTGCGCCTTTTGGCCCAGTACGCCAACGACTGCTGGTGCGAGTATGTCTACCTCTTCTGGAACGGGCACTGGTCGTACAACACCATCACCAACGCCGTAGAAGGCAAGGCGTGGGAGCCCCTGACGTGGGAGAACACAGCAGACGAAAGGCAAGCAGCATGATCCGCGTACCAACTGACGACCGCATCCTGTCCATCCCGCTTGCACGCTGCGGCGAGTTCGACCTGACGCCACCGGAGATGCAGCGCACGCGCCGCCTTATCTACTCGCTCAACAAGAGCCACGTCAAAGGCTGGCGCTGGCGCACCATGCGCGAGAACAACATGCTGCTCGTGTGGCGCATCAAGTAAGGGGCGACAACGCCCGATAACAAATAAGCTATTGCAATACGCATTTGCACAGTTTAAGGGTACCCCATCAGCAACAAGGAGCACACGACATGATACGACCAACACTCAACATCAACGGCAGCAGCGCCGCCGAACTTATCAACCCGCGCCGCAATGCGATGGACCACCTGATGGACGCCATCGAGGCGCTCAAGCAGGTCACGCCCAACGGCCGCGACTACCTGTGCCAGCGCGACCGGCTCACCGCCGACCGCAACACCCACTTCGACCGACTGGCTGCGCTGCGCGTGCTGCGCGAAGAGCTGCTCGAAGAGGCACTGCACATCCAGCAACAGGAAAGGGTAGCAGCATGAGCGACGATAAAACGGTAACGGTACGCACTGGGATGGACTTCTTTTGTGTCTGCTTCATCCTCTTCTGGAACTTTGGCGACAGCAAGTACGACCTGTACGACGCCATCATGTACTGGTTGCTATCATGACCATCAACGAAGAATTTTAACACAAGGAGAAGACCAATGAGTTTAATTAAAAGTGAAAAACGCGTACTGGAGCACCTGACGAACAACGGCGCGACCACAAAGCCCGAGCTTATGGCCGCCACCGGCTACAGCCGGTGCACAGTAGGCAATGCCATCCGCACCCTGCTTGCGGCGAAACGCGTCGCCAAACACGACCTGCGGAAGATACCGGGGCACACACAGCGTCTCCCCTCGTTCGTCGCCGTCGTCGACGTAGCGCAGCCCTCTGCGACCGTGAACGTGTTTGAGCATCCCGAGATCTACACACGCTTGAATGCCTTGGAGAGCAACCTCGGCCGTATGAACCGCAGCCTCACCGAACTGGAGAAAGGGGTGGCCGCTCTGTTACAGCGCGAGGGTTCGCACATGGACCGTTTGAACAAGGCGGTGAAGTACATCAACGATCTCGACCGTGACCGCATGCGCGTCAACGACGTCCTTGAAGCCGATCGTGCCCGCATGGACGGCCTCGCCGAACGCCTACGCGCGCTGCATTCGCAGCCGGCAGTCGACCCTGCATACGCCGCCATCGAACAGGAGCTGCGGCCGAAGCTGGAGGGCACGTTCCCCGAGGATCGCATCCGCGAGCTGATCGACGAGGCCTACGCGCAGCGTGCAAAATAGGTGTTGCAGATACCCTCAAACTACTCTAGGGCGAGGGTATCAGCAACAAGGAGTACACGACATGATCAACTGGACCAACGACGAACGCACCGTGGCGATACTGGCGCAGGCCGTCGAGCACTGCCGCGCCACCGACGAGTTCTCGCTCGAGCACGAGGCGCAGCTGGAGCTTATCCGCGACGAGTACCTCAACGACCTGTGGAACGACTTCCGCCGCGATGACGTCGACGCGTTCGAAGAGTGGCACTGCCAGCCCACAGTCGAGGAGGCCTTCCTCAAGGAGATCGAAGCATGATTACCGAACACACACAACACGACGTGCTCTTGCGCGCAGCCGAGCTGCTCAAGGAACAGGAGGCCCTGAAGGTGCAGCTACGCATCAACGAGGCCGAGATGACTGCCGTTGCCCGCGAGTACGGCGAGGCGTACCGCATATGGGGCTTCCGCCCCGCCGAGGTTCTGCGTCAGGCGTGCGTAGCGCGAGGCATCCTGTAATGGCACGACCGAGGACGTACCCGATGGGCGACATAGCCATCGGCGAGACCGTTAGCATGGCCGCAGACAAGCCCGGCGACCCGAAGCGCATCGCTCGGAACGTGAGCCAGTACGGCATCCGAAAGGGTCGCTGTTACAAGTGCCGCACTGTCGAGGGCGTCACATTCATAACGAGGCTAAGATAATGACCGACATTGAACAAAAAGCACTAATCGAACGCTTGCGCCAGCGGTCAAACTCAAACTATATGCTAATGTCAGACCCGCCAAAGCCAGCGCCAGACAGGGACTGCCACGCGGCTGCGGATTTGCTGGAGCAACTTCTACCTATCGCACAAGAGTTTGACGGCTTCCGGCAAAAGGTGAGCGATGCGGTGGAGACGGCGCTAAAGAATTACCCCCCCACTTTTCTGCAAGAGCATTTGCACCAATTCATCATCCCCGCGCCCAAGCCTGACCCGCTGGTGGAGATTATCGGTGAGATAAACGATGGCCCATATGTAGAAACCAAAGCTGAATACGCAGACCGTATTCGCGCCGCATTGGACGCCCGTGGGCTTGAGATAAGGGAAAAGAACGATGGTTGACTACGGACGCATACATACAGACGGCAGCCGCTCCGGTGGGCAGCCTTTGATCAAGACCCAACACTGCCCCAACTGCGAAGCCCAAGCGACAGAGATCGAACGGCTGCGGAACGATCATGCGGCAGCGGTAAAGGAAGCCAACATCGCCAAGGCGCGGCTCAAAGGCGTAACGAAGCAATGGCACGCAGACCGCGCAGCACTACAGGAACAAAGCAAATGGTAAATACCTTCAGAGTTAGCGACGCCGACATCAAGCGAGCCTGCTCGTACATAACCGAAGACAAGGCGATCGCCGACTACTTCCACGTCGACGTAGCCCGCGTGGCGGCGCTGCGTAAGAAAGTATCCAACACCGCAGAGCTGAAGGCCGAGCGTGCGCAGAACCGCACACCCATGCCCTCGACTGCCGAAGAGCAGCGCATGCGCGCAAACGCCAAGCAGGGATCGGATGCTTTGCTGCGCGCACTGATGAAATTCTTTGAAAAACGAAGGGCAACACTATGAGCAAGAAGATAACAGCCGCAGTCGAGGCCGAGAAGGCCGCCATCCTTGAGCTGCTGGGGTCGATGCGGGACGGCATAGACGTCGCGTTGAACCTTAACGTCGCTGCCGACACCGGCACCCTGCGTTTTGCCAGCGGTTTCATCGGAGGCATCATTGAGAGCATCGAGGACAATCTGCATCGCGGAGAGGCTCCGCAGCCGAAGTCATCAATTATTTTATCGTAGGCACTGCAAAAGGCTATTGCGCAAACGTATGTTACTGCATAAGGCAACGCAGGAAGGAGAACTGAAATGAAAGTATGGCCTTGGTCCGAGATCTCCGATCTCAAGGATGAAATCACTCAACTGAAGCGAGCACTAGACAAGTCTTACGCAAGTGCGCGCAGTGCAGAGACGCGGCTCGCGGCCAGCAAATCGCTGATTAAGCGTGCGCACTTCCGCAATCCAAAGACGGGCCGCATTGGCCGTAAAGGACAAGTATTTGATGTTTGAAGATACACTAAACCGCGCAATAACAGCCGGCGGCGGCATGATCGCGTTCGCACGCGCAATGGGCGTCACGCATCAGGCCGTCTACCACTGGAAAAAGCGCGGTTACGTGCCCTTTGATAAAGCCGCCAAGGTGCAGAACCTATTCGGAGAGCCGATGCTGGATCTCGTCCGCGAGGACGTGGCCGCCGTACTGACCCTGAACGCGTAATCGTGCAGAACGTGCAACCCATCACACCATCAGTACGTACCGTGCAAGTCCCACAGCCTTTGCACGATGTGCAGGGCTGGCTGCTCTGGCGCTTCGAGCCCTTCATAGGCGAGGCGAAGCCGCGCAAGGTTCCGTACTGGGTCGACGGCACACGCCGCCACGGCGAGCAGGGCGGTCCCGTCGATCGCGCACGCCTGTCGACCTTCTTCGCGGCGCGTGAGGCTGCCGCACGCATGGGCTATGACGGCGTCGGCTTTGCGCCGCTGCCGGACTTCGGCTACACGTTCCTCGACTTCGACAACTGCGTCGACGTCGCCGGTAACATGCCCGCCGAGATCGGATCTATCGTCAGCCGCACGTACGCCGAGTACAGCCCGAGCGGCAAGGGCATACGCGCCGCGCTGAAGGGGGATCTGGGCAACCACAAGTCCCCGACGACACCGGACGACTATGGCTTTGAGACGTTCAGCTCGTCCGGCTTTGTCACGTTCACCGGCAACATCCTGCCCGCGTGCGACGTACTGGGCCATCAAGACACGATTGCCGACGTTGACGACGTCACGCGTGCCCTGTGCGATCGACGCTTCGGCGCGCGCAGTCAGGCCGTGTTCGACCCCGAGGACTTCATGGCCGGACGCGAGCCGCGCCTCGGCCTCACCCCCACCAAGATGCAGGCCCTACTGGCCGTGCTCGACCCGAGCATGGGCCGAGAGCCGTGGCTGCGCATTGGCTTTGCCCTGCACCACGAGACCGAGGGCGACGACACTGGCTTCGAGCTCTGGGACGAGTGGTCGAGCGACGGCGACACGTACCCCGGCACGGAAGGCCTGCGCCACCAGTGGGACAGCTTCAAGGGCGGGACAGGCAAGCACCTGACCACCATGCGCTCCGTCATCAAGATGGCCAAGGAGGCGGGCTACCGCGAGCCGGACAATCGCGAGGCCGTGATTGCCAAGGCCGAGGTGATGATGGCCGAGCTGCCGAGCAAGAGCGTCGGGCGCTTCGGCCCTGTGCCGATATACGACCTGTCACTCGCCCCGCCAATGCAGTGGCTGATAAAGGGCGTCCTGCCGAGGGCCGAGCTGGGCGTGCTGTTCGGCGCGTCGGGATCTGGCAAGACGTTCGTGGCTCTGGATCTGGCATTCTCTGTCGCACGCGGCAACGCGTGGCGCGACCGGCGCACGGCGCGCGGGCGTGTTGTGATCATCGCGGCAGAGGGCGCAGGCGGCATCGGCAAGCGCGGTGAGGCGTACGCGCGTTACCATGAATTCGACCTGCGCGGCATCGACCTGCACGTCATCCCTGCCGCGCCGAACTTTCTGGACAATGACGACATCTCCGAGGTGATGGCCGAAATAGGCAACATCGGCCCCGTCGACTTGGTCATCATCGACACCTTCGCGCAGGTTACGCCGGGTGCGAACGAGAACACGTCCGAGGACATCGGCCGCGCACTGGCGAACCTGAAGCTCCTGTACGGGGTGACGAACGCCATGAACCTCGTCGTCGCCCACGCCGGTAAGGATCTTAGCAAGGGCGTACGCGGCTGGTCGGGCCTGAAGGCCGCAGCCGACGTCCAGATCGAGGTGCTGCGTCACGAGAACGGCGATCGCGAGATTATCATTGAGAAGATGAAGGACGGCGAGGACGGCATCCGTTGGGGCTTTAAGCTTGAAGTCGTCGAGGTCGGCATCGACTATGACGGCGACATCATCACGAGTTGCGTCGCCGTGCCGACCGAACTGCAGGCCAAGGTCGAGCAGGAGCGCATCGGACTGAAGCGTCGCGGACGTGTAGAAAATCACGTGTTGGAGATCATGACGCTGTTCGGCGAGCAAAGCATTGTCGGCGCAGTGGAGCTAATCGACCGCGCCGTGGCCGCATTGCAGCCACCAGAGGACGGCAAGCGCGACACGCGCAGGCAGTCTGTAACCCGCGCAATTCAGGCGCTCAGCAAGGAGAAGGACGGCCCGCTGCGTCTGGAAGGTGGAAAAATTATCTTCTACGAGTAAAATAATGCAAATAGGGGTTGCAATACGCGTTTGCATGCTTATATAGGGTTCTATCAGCAACAAGGAGTACCCAATATGAGCACCGCACTTAAACTTATTTCCAACAACCCAATCGACGCTCTCGGCGACATCAAGGCCGAGATCGCCAACCTGACGGCCATTGCCAAGATCTACGAGGCGCAGATCAAGGACTTGGGCGTCGGCGGGCACGACGGCGACCTGTTCCGCGCTTCGGTAAGCGAAGTGGCCGAGCGTTCGTCGCTCTGCCCCAAGGCTGCCGGAGACAAGCTTCGCGAGTTGGGCGTCGACGGCCGCTGGTTCAGCAAGAACCAAAAAGTAGCCAAGGGCTACACTGTCCTCAAGATTGTAGCGAGGAAGGCATGATTTTGGCCGCAGAATACACGTCGGGTAGCAAGCGCTACCCGCCGACCCTCTACATCAACCGGATCACGGACGGACGCCGTTCGAACGTGGCCGCATTCACCGTGTCAGGCAAGCGCGAGGCGCGCAAGCTTGCAAAGCAACAAGGAGCAGAACCGTGGAACTTTTAGACCGCAACCATTACCGAATGCGGGAGGACAGCAACCTCCTCGAAGAGGCGAAGTACAACCCGACCCCAGAGCTGGCGCTTGTGCTGGCCGAGCGTCTGGTGGAAGTGCAGGCCGAGTTTGACGAACAGCTCGAAGAGGCGAAGGAGGCCGCCGAAGACGCGCGGCTCGACATGAACCAACTCGACGACAAGATCTATCTGCTACAGCAGGAGATCGAAAAGCTCGAACTGATGCTGGGCGAGCGCGACCGTATTATTGACGAACTGAGAAAAGGAAACTGATAGATGATAAAGATCGAAGTAACAGGCAACAGCATCCCCGAAGTGGCCGACAAGCTGTTGGCCATCGGCGCGAGCTTGCAGGGCATTAAAAGCACCATGCCGCATGCTTGGTCCGACATTAAGCCGGATGCCGACATCATACTGGAGGTCGCCGAAGCCGCACCCGTGGACCCTACTTCTTCCACGAGTGCTATTGCTGCGGATGTTCTCTCCAGCCAGCCAACGACGAGGGAACCATCTACTACCCCTGCTCCTGCGCCATCGGCCTCTGAACTGTCGTTTGAAACGGACGTGACGCCAGTCGTACTGGCCGTGGTGCAGACGAAGGGCAAGCCCGTCGTCGAGGAGATCCTGTCGCAGTTCGGCGTTGCCCGCGCATCGCAGCTCGACCCTGCGCGTTGGCCAGAGCTGGTCGCCGCGTTGAAAGATCAACTATGAGCCTGCACGCAAAGCTATCACCGTCGGGGGCCCATCGTTGGATGGCGTGCCCCGGCAGCGTCACCCTAGAGGCGGACTTCCCCGACACTAGCAGTGCGTACGCCCGCGAGGGCACCGCAGCGCACGAGCTGGCGGCTATGGTGCTTGAAGATCCGAGCAGCACGGCCAACCACTATGTCGGCAAGAAGATCGCATTCGACGATCACGGCGAAGAGGTAGTGTGGCCGATCACGAAAGAGATGGCCGACTACGTCGACGACTACGTCAGTTTCGTACGCGAGCGCGCCGTAGGCAAGATCCTGCACGTCGAGTGTAAGCTGTCCATTGGGCATATCACCGGCGAGGATGGTGCCACCGGCACCAGCGACGTCGTGATCATCGATCGCGAGCAGGAGGCCATCGAGGTCATCGACCTGAAGTACGGCATGGGCGTGCGCGTCGACGCCGAGAACAACGAACAGATGCAGTTCTATGCCCTCGGCGCGCTGTACGAGTACGAGCTGATTTCGGACTTCTCGTGGGTGACAATGGTGATACACCAGCCGCGCCTCAATCACGTCAGCGAGTGGAATATCCCTGTCGACCAACTGCGCAGGTTCGAAGACGAGGCCCGCCATGCGGCCGACAAGGTCCGCTGGGAAGAGCCGACGTTCAACCCCAGCGAGAAGCAGTGCCGCTTCTGTAAGGCCAAGGCGACGTGCCCTGCCCTGCGTGCGGAAGTCACCGAGATCGTCGGCGGCGCGGCTACGCTTGACGAATTTACGCCGCAGACGGTCGACAGCCAGAGCGGCGACAACTACCTGCCAATGGCTATGTCGAAAGTCGGCATGGTCGAGGATTGGTGCAAGGCAGTGCGCGCCGAAGTTGAGCGAAGACTGCTTGCGGGCCAGACCGTTGACGGGTACAAGCTTGTCGAGGGGCGCAAGGGCAACCGGGCGTGGTCCGACGAGGGTGCCGTTGAGCAGCTCTTCAAGAGCTTCCGACTGCGTCAGGAAGAAATGTACGACTTCAAGCTGATCAGCGCCACAAAGGCCGAGAAGCTGTTGAAGGCAAATCCGAAGCGGTGGGCGAAGGCTGAGCAGCTTATCACCCGCAGCGACGGCAAACCATCAGTGGCACCCGCCACCGATAAGCGTCCAGCAATGGACGTAAAACCTGTCTTGGACGATTTCCAAGGCTTAATTTAACTGCAAACTGAAGATTGGATAATGTAAAATGGCTACTCAAGTACTGCTCAAGAACGTAACGCTTGCCTTCCCCGCACTGGGCGAACCGCAGGCATTCGGCGAAGGCGAACCGGCATACGGTGCCAAGTTCCCCATCGAGCCCAACTCCGAAAATGCTAAGCTTATCGAAGACGCCATCAAGGCCGAGGCGAAAGAGGCGTGGAAGGACAAGGCCGACAGCGTGCTGGCTATGCTCGTCGAAGACGGCAAAGTCGCGTACTCGCGCCGCGAGTATCGCTCGAAGAAGACCGGCGAGCCTTACGCTGGCTTTGAAAAGACGTTCTACCTCGGCACCCGTAACGCGTCGGTTCAGCCGTCCGTATACGACCAGTACGGCGACCCTGTCGTCGGCAAGGCCGAAATCACCCGCAAGGCGTTCAGCGGCGCGGTTGTGAATGCGTCTGTCGAGGTGTGGGCGCAGGACAACAAGTGGGGTCGGCGCATCAACTGCTCGCTGCGCGGCATCATGCTGACCGGCGAAGGCCAAAGCTTCGGTGGCGGATCGAGCCCAGCATCTGCTGATGAGTTCGCGTCCTTCGCTAAGGCCAAGGCAGACGCAGACGACGTCCTGTGAGCGTCATCGGCCACAACTCCAGCGAAGAGCAACTGCGCCTCTTAATCGAGCGTGTTGAGCGTCTGGAGGAAGAAAAGAAAGGCGTCGCCGAAGATATTCGGGACGTCTACAGTGAAGCGAAAGCCTTCGGCTTCGACGCTAAGATCATGCGCGAAATCATCCGCCTGCGGAAGATGAGCAAGGACGATCGGGCGGAGATGGAGGCCATACTGGAGACCTACAAAAAGGCTCTTGGCATGGATCTGCTCTAACTGTATAAGATTGGTGCGTCGGTCTCTATCCACCCTTAAGACCGACGCACCTCTATTCTGGCGAGCCGCGCGTGGTGCGGGTGCTCCTGCGTTGCTGATACACGATCGCGCGGCTCACCAGAATAGAGGAGTATCAGCATGACCACACTTTACCTTGACCTTGAAACCTACAGCACCGTGCCGATCAAGCATGGCGCGCACCGCTACGCCGAAGAGGCCGAGGTGCTGCTCGTGGCGGTCGCAGTAGACGAGCAGCCCACCGACGTGTGGGACTGCACGCAGGGCCACGCTGACTGGCGCGAGCGCCTGCAGGCGATGATCGACGCCGCCGACACCGTCGTCATCCACAACAGTGCCTTCGACCGCACCGTGCTGCGCCACCAAGGCGTGCACGTGCCGTTGGAGAAGGTCGAGGATACGATGGTCATGGCGCTGGCGCACAGCCTACCTGCGTCGCTTGGCACGCTCTGCGACATCCTTGGCGTGCCCGTCGATAAAGCTAAAGACAAGTCGGGTAAAAAGCTGATACAGTTGTTCACGAAGCCGTGTCCCCGCAACTGGAAGATACGGCGTGCAACGGCGGAGACGCATGCAGATGAGTGGGCCAATTTCACCGAGTACGCCCGGCTGGATGTGGACGCAATGCGAAACATACGCGGACGCATACCAAGATGGAATTATACACATAGTGAGCGGCACCTTTGGCGGCTTGACCAAGGAATTAATGACCGTGGTATCGCCGTCGATGTTGACCTCGCTCAGGCAGCAATCCGAGCTTTTCGACGAGCTTCTGGATCTCTGGCCACTCGTGCGGCCAGCCTGACCGGCGGCGCAGTCCCGAACACAACGCAGCGCGAGAAGCTTCTGCAGTACCTGCGCACGTCGCGCGGCCTCGAGCTGGAAGACCTGACGAAGGCGACCGTCGAGACCCTGCTGAAGGGTGAACTGGACCCGCTGACGCGCGAGCTGCTTGAGATCCGCCAACAGGCCTCGGCCACGTCGCCGGCGAAGTACGGCGCGCTTATGGACGCCGCATCGGCCGACAGTCGCTTGCGCGGGACGATGCAGTTCTGCGGCGCGGCTCGCACAGGCCGTGACGCGGGGCGTATCTTTCAGCCGCAGAACCTGCCCCGATCGCCCGACTGGTTTGACGGCGACGTGCAGGAGCAGACGATCGTCGCCTTCAAGACGGACTGCGAAGACATCCTGTACGACAACGTCAGCGAGCGCTGCGCCTTCGCCGTGCGCGGCTGTCTGGTGGCCGCCAAGGGCAAGAAGTTCGCCATCGCCGACCTGTCGAACATCGAAGGCCGCGTGCTTGCGTGGATGGCGGGCGAGGAGTGGAAGATCGAGGCCTTCAAGGCGTACGATCGCGGCGAGGGCGCAGACCTGTACAAGGTGACCGCCGGGCGCATCCTCGCCAAAGATCCGTTCGACGTGACGAAGGCCGAGCGCCAGACGCAGGGCAAGGTTCCCGAGCTCGCTGGGGGCTATGGTGGCGGCCTCGGTGCCTACCGCAAGATGGGCGGCGCAGTGTTCGACGCAATGGACGACGAGACCATCATGACCATCGTGCACGCGTGGCGTAAGGCGCACCCCGCGACGAAGCGCTTCTGGTACGACATCGAGGGCGCGGCGCGCGCCGCCGTGCGTGCAGATGGCGAGAGCTTCGGCGTGCGCGGCGACATGGCGCGCTTCGATCGCATGCAGGGGCCCGACGGCGTCTGGTACGTGCGCTGCCGCCTGCCGTCTGGCCGGTACCTGTGCTACCGCAGCATGCACATCAACGAGGACAGCAAGCTCGTGTACGAGGGCATGAACCAGTTCACGCGCAAGTGGGAGCTGCAGGAGACGTACTACGGCAAACTGGTCGAGAACATCGTGCAGGCCGTGGCGCGCGACGTCTTCATGACGGGCATGCGCCGCGCCGAGGAGAACGACTACCCCGTCGTCCTGCGCGTGCACGACGAGCTCGTGTGCGAAGTGCCCGACCACAAGGGCTACGACGCCGACACGTTGGCGGCAATGATGTCGACGAACCCGAGCTGGTCGATAGGCCTGCCTTTGTCTGCTGCGGGCTTCGAGGGCCTGCGCTACCGGAAGGAGTGAGATTATGACAACCGAATACAACATAACATTTCTGTATGGATTTATGGAGCCGGACGGTGGCGCATCGTTCAGTTTCAACGCTGACACGCCCCGCAAGCTGATCTTGACCAAGGAGCGGTGCTTCGAGGCCGCCAATGCCGACACGGCGACTGTGCTGGTCAAGGACGGAAAGCCCAAGGCTAAGTGCGATGCCGATCGCGCATATCTACACTACATCATCGACTGTTGGCTTGACGGCAAGCCAGTCGACCTGCAGCCGAGTGAATTGGGATAGCATGTTCACGCAACTAAACCCGTCGATACCGATGGACACGGCCAAGGGCGCGGGTCTGGCGCTGGCCGTCATAGACTACGGACTGGAGCACAGCCTGCTCTGGGTCGTCGCGCTGGACGCCACCGGCGAGATCTGGTGCGTGCCAAATGCCGAGGTGCGTGCGCGGAAGAACTGGTCCGCAGGGCGGCACTTGGATCTGCGCCCCGGAGAGTGGGTGGAGTGACGCCCGCAGGCCGCCTGCAGGACCATCTCAAGCACGTCGTGCAGAAGAGTGGGGGTCAGTACCGCAAGGTGCGTTGGGAGGGCCGCAATGGCTGCCCTGACTGCTTTGTGTGGTGGACGTGGCCTCACGTCGCCTTCATCGAGATCAAGGCCGACAAGGACCGCGTCAGCAAGGTGCAGGATCAGGAGATCCAGCGCATGCGGAACTACGGCGTGCCGGTGTACATTGCGCGTTCGAACGAAGAAATCGACGAGATTGTAGAAAAAGTGCGAAAGGGTATTGCAAGCTGATGTTGCATGTGCCACTAGGGTGCATCAGCAACGAAGGAGTACACGACATGGCAAAGAAACGCACCAAGGCAGAACTTAAGGCAATGGCATACGCCATAGCCGACGAAGTCGAGACCCGCGCCGAGGCTATCTGGCAACGCGCACCGAAGCTCACGTACGAGCAATGCCAGAGTTTGGCGCTACTGCAGATGCTCAAATGACCTTCACCCCACACGAGTACCAGAAAGAGGCTATGGCGCACCTGTACAAGGTGCGCCGTTCCGCATTGTGGATGCCGATGGGCGGCGGGAAGACCGTGTCCACGTTGACTGCGCTCGACAATCTGTCGACGGTCGAGGACGTCTTCCCTGTTCTGGTGCTGGCACCGCTGCGCGTAGCGAAGTCGACGTGGCCTGACGAGGTGGCGAAGTGGCCGCATCTGGGCCACCTGCGCGTCAGCGTCATCACCGGCACGCCGAAGCAGCGTCAGGCGGCGCTCGACACGCCGGCCGACATTTACTGCACGAATTACGACAACCTCGTCTGGCTGCGCACCGCCCTCGGCGACGCGTGGCCGTTCAAGACGGTGGTCGCCGACGAATTCACGCGCCTGAAGTCCTACCGCATCCGTCAGGGTGGGTCGCGCGCACGGGCGCTGGGTCAGGTGGCCCACACGCACGTGACGCGCTTCATCGGGCTCACAGGGACGCCAGCGCCGAACGGCGTCAAAGACCTGTGGGGGCAGATCTGGTTCCTCGATCAGGGCGAGCGTCTGGGCAAGACGTTCAGTGCCTTCGAGAGCCGCTGGTTCCGCAAGGGATACGACGGCTACAGCCTAGTGCCGCACGACCACACGCAGGCCGAGGTGGAGGAGAGGCTGAAGGACATCTGCCTGACGGTTCAGGGCCTGCAGGTCGACGAGCCAATAACGACGTCAATCTACGTCGACCTGCCTCCGAAGGCGCGCGTCGCGTACAACGAGATGGAGGCCGAGATGTTCGCGATTATAAACGACGAGGGTGTCGAGGCACCCAATGCCGCCGTGCGCACGCAGAAGTGCCTGCAGATTGCCAACGGGGCCATATACACGAGTGACACAGGAGAGTGGGAGGATGTACATGCCGCGAAGTTGGACGCACTGGAGAGCATTATTGAAGAGGCCAATGGTGCGCCTGTTATCGTTGCCTATAACTTCAAGCACGATCTCGAACGTCTACAGGCTCGCTTCCGTCAAGGCAGGGTGCTGGACGCTGACCCTGATACGATCAGGCAGTGGAACGCCGGACGGGTGCCGCTACTATTCGCTCACCCTGCGTCGGCGGGGCACGGACTTAACCTCGCGGACGGGGGCAACATCCTCGCCTTCTTCGGGGTCAACTGGAACTTAGAAGAGCACATGCAGATTATCGAGCGCATCGGGCCCATGCGGCAGAAGCAGGCAGGGTACGATCGCCCTGTGTTTATCTACCCGATCCTCGCCCGCAACACGGTCGACGACATGGTCATGGAGCGACTGTCGTCGAAGAAGAGCGTGCAAGAAATACTATTGGAAGCATTAAAGCGGAGAAATAAAAATGATTGAAATATCGAGATACCAGCGATGGGCCCAGCAAGAGCGGGAGCAAGGCGCAAACTTTGAGCCGACGTATACCCCAGCCGAGTTGAAGCAGATAGCGGGGGCCGCGCGGCAGTGGTCGAGGAAGGACTTCAAGCCTTACGGCCGATCGCCCTCCTCGGCCATAGCCGTCGAGGAATAACCCAAGGCAGCAAGGGCCGCCGCGAATGGCACGCCATTGCGCATCATTTCGACCGCTTTAGGCCAGTCGGCCTCGGCGAAGAACCGACGCGTGTTTTGGATGTCGCCACGGTACGACGCGCCCATATCGTTCTTACGGTTAAGGTCGCGCATGTACTTCTCGCGCAGGGCGTTGCGGATGCCTTCGCTTTCGCTGATGTCCATCGCAACGGACGGCGGGTTCTGCGCGAACTCCTCAAGCAGGCCGCGTGTGGCCTCGCCGGAGTAAGGCGCGGTCGGTTCGATGCCCCCCTCGCCCCATTTACCGATGGCAGGCGTGTACAGGGCCGTGCCGCCAGCGGGCGTGGCTTTGCTTGGGAACGCAGCTTCGAGGCGCGCCAAGTCGAGGTCGCGCAAGGACGACGGGCTTTCCGCAGGATTGTACGGGAACACGTACGCCCCACGGTTTGTGGCCGTGACGCCGTACTTCGATGCGTTGTCGCCTAGACCTTCTATCAGTGCCTGCAACTGCTCCGATGTTGGCTGCACGCCAGCTTCCGCCGCGCGGGCACCGCTGTCCATCAAGATGGCGTTCTTGCCGGGCAATGACCGCCGAGTGTTCGGCAGGTTTGCCGCAGCTGCTTCTTGCGCGTCGTTCACGCCACGGAAACGTGCGGCCACGGACATTGCGCCTTCGCTCAAGGGCGATATGCGCCCGCCACCACCGCCGGTGGGGTAATCCATAAGCGGCCTTGCGATGGACAGCGGGTTGAACTCGAAGTCACCCTGCATGTTTTGATACGCGCCGGAACTTTGTACGGTCGGCAGTTGGCGCAGGCCAAGGGCGGAGTATATCAGATCTCGGTCGCCCTCGCCGACACTTGCGGGCATATCGCCCATCATGCCGAGGTCCATTGCGGCGCGTTCGGGCGCGGGCTGCGACCACGAGCCTTGGCTGCCGTACGCTATTTTCTCTTCGGGTGTCATGCCGAGGACGTCGGACATGTGGCCGGTGGACGCACCCGGCGTCGTCTCGTACGTTTCGCTAAGGGCATGCTTGGGGAAATAATCCGCAGGGGTCATGTTGGCCTCGCGAATGGCGGCCGTCATACCTTCGATAGGCTCCCCGCCGAAGCGCCCTGTCGGGCTGCTTCCGCGAGAGTAGAGATCCTGCGCCTTGCCGTAGACCCAAGGAATTTCTTGCATCTGCTCGCCGCGCCAGTCGGTCAGGCCGCCCATAGCGCGCTGATTTGCGCGCTGGGTCATCAGGCCGGTCTCCATGTCCATGACAGGGTGCATCGTGCCGCTAACGGCCGCCTTCCAAGGCTCGCCGCTTGGGTCGGTGTAGCCCATGCCCTGCGCCCAACGGAAGTCGTTAACACCGAACAACTTCTTGCCGGAGGCTTCAGGCGTCAGGCGGGGATCTTGCTTGTTTTTGTACTCGCCAGTTTTGTCGCCAAGTACCGCAAAGCGGTTTTCGGCAACGGCATTGTCGAGGGTGCGCTCGCCTGCGCCACGGTACGCCATAGCTGGCTCGCCGAGGGCGCGGGAATTGAGGTGCTTAAGCACAAAACCGAGTTCGCTTTCTGGCGACACGCCAGCGCTGTACACGCCGTGCTGCTCCAACGAGCGGTCCAACTGGTACGGCTCGTTGCTGACGGCCATACCGGCGCGTGCGCGGTCGTACCAGTTTCCGAGGTTCTCGGGATCTGCGAGTGCGATGGCGTCCGATGCCTGTTGCACATTGGCGTCCAAATCGCCGCGCATTACACGTAAGTCTGCGGGGCCGCTTACGGTGCGGGGGAAGCCGATGTAGCCGCTTTCGGTGCGCTTCAAATGCTCACCGGCGTTACCGGCGCGGAGCACGGCCTCGGGCCCTTGTTCCGCTTCCATTTGGCGGTAAATTGTAGGCTCAACGCGGCCGCGTTTGCCGCTGATCTGTTTTTGGCTTTGCGGCGCGTCTGCCTTGGCGACCTTGGCCACTTTGGTGCGGCGCTTGGCTTCTTGCTTTTGTTTGGAGCCGAACCGCTCGTACACAGCGAGCTCCTGCGGCGTGTACGCACGCGTCGGCTCGGCCTTTGCCGCCAGTGGTTTCTTCGCTGCCTTCTTCGCGGCAGGCTTAGCGGCGAGGTCCGTCGCGCCAACGGCACGACGCAACGGCTTCTCGATCGCATCGGGGATGTAATCCGAGGCGAGCTTCATTGCCTCTTCCACTGCCAGTCGCTTTAAGCTCTTCTTCGCCATGATTACCGCCTTAGTGCTGCGAGGGGTTTAGCGGCGGCCTTACGTACAGCCAGCCCTGCCTTAGTGTTTGCGAGCCGCCGACCAGCGGCACCCGCGCCTGACATGCCGCCGTAGAACGCCGCATTGATAGGAGCCTCCTCACGGATAGTGCGGGGTACGTCGCGCATCGTCTTCGCTTGGCCAGCGGCGTACAGCGCGCCTTGGCCCAAGTCGTCGGCCGCACCGGCAAGGAAACGCGCCGCACGTGGTGCGCTGGCGAGTGCCCGCGCGCCGCCGAGACTTGGCGCGGCTAACGATCCGCCGATCATGCCTGCGGCCTCAAGCGCCATAGCCGTCTTGGGGTTGGCTTCGCCGTAACGATCCTGCAGCATGCGGATGCGATTGACTTCGTTACGGTATGCGTTTGGGTCTCTGGCCGCGAGTGTGCGCAGCTTAGCCTCGATCTCGTCGCCGAAACCGAAGGTCAGGCCTTGGCCGAACGTGCGAGCCGCGTTGGCGTAGTCGTATCCGGCCTTTGGCTGACCGCCGTTCTTGAACGCCTGCACGGTGCCGCCACGGTACATGCCGAGTTCGGGGCTCTCGTAATCCTCACCGGTATCGGCGTAAAACCGACGGTCAGTATCTGGATCATACGTCACTTCGCGCCCCGTAAGCTTGTCGACTACAATGCCCTCTGGGGCCGCTTTGATGGCGTCGATCGACACCTCGTCGACCACAGGCGCTTGCGGCGCAGCTTGTGGCGCAGCTTGCTGGTACCGAGCGGCAAGATCTTCGGCCGAAGGTTGCTGCGGGTAGCCGTTAACTGCGGTAACCCGCACCTCATCTGGCTGGGAAGCTTGTTCGATGGCGTTCGCCGCACCCACGACCCCGTACGCTGGCAGGCGGTATTTCGACGCAAGGTTTGTAACAGTGTCGGCGAACGGCGCGGTGCGGCCTGCCAAGTTTTGCGCAAAGTCGGAGACCCCACCGGCAAAGCGCCCACCAGCGTACGCCGCCTCGCCGACAAGGCGCGGCGATGTCAAAGGCAACGCTATCAGTGACGTGCCGCCAGTCGGTATTGCGCCCATAACACCGCCGCCTGCCGTTACAGCACCGAGGCCGCGTGGCGTGGTAGCGTTTAACTGTTGACCGGCAAGTGACGGGAACATTGTGTCTGCTCCGGCTTCCTCAATGGTGCGGCCGAGATCAGCGCGGCGTCCGTAATTGGTGTTTGCGTTGTTGCGCAAGATAGACTGTAACTTGCGGATGCTGGTATCGACGGGAGCGCCACTCTTCAACGAGAGCGAGCGCTCGATGTCGGCCAGCTTTTCGGCCGCAGTCTGGTACTCCTTCATGACCTTAAAATAGCCGGGTGCTTGCTTGCCTATGACGTCGCGCACTTCGCCATAAATGCCAGTCGCGATCGAAGCTGCGCGTCGATTGTTGTCGGTGGCAAAATCGTTGGACAGATCCCCGAGGCGTTGCTTCAGCCCGTCCATACCTTCTGGCGTGTGGAACTGCGCAGGGTCGCCTGCGGCCCAATCGTCCACGATGCCCTTGGCCTTTTCGTACACGGCAGCTGCAGACGGGTTCTTAACCTTGTCGCCCATGTACGCGCGGTCGCGCAACTTGCCCAGTCGGTCGTAGATGGGCTGGAATTCGAGAATAGTCTTGTCCTTGGCAACATCGACCATGCCGTTGCGGTATGCCTCCGAGGCATCCTTGCGCATGTTGCCGACGGCCTCGCGCGCCTGCGCGAGAATGTCTTCCATGTCGCCGCCGCCACGCATGTTTTCGACGAAGGCCTCGCCCTTAGTGCCGCCTGCCTTACCGGCGCGAACCGCCTCTTTGACGGCTTCGGTGCCAGCGCCAGTCGTGACGCCGAGGACGTTTGCGCCGACTTCGCCGGTCGCTTTTGAGACGATGTTGCCGAGTTGAACAGGCATTTTTGCGACGCGTGTGGCCAAGCGAACTGGATCAAGTAGCTTGCTTAACTCGGTGGCCTTCGCGACCTTACCCACCGCGCCGAGGCCACCGGCAACCGTGCTGGCGTCCATCAGTATCTCGGCAGGGCGTTCGGCAAGCGCCTCAAGGAAACCCTGCTCGGTGCCGTACTGATTTGCGTAATGCTCGCCGATGGCGGCGATGGTTTCGCCGTCCGTGACGCCGATAATATCACCCGCCACTTTGCCCATAAACTGCGCGGTCTCGGGCAGGTTGACAGTCAAAGCCTTGCCTGTCTCCGCAAAAGTCTCCAGTGCGCTGTACGGCAGGTTGACGAGGCCACGCGCAGACGCGCCGAGTAGGCCCATGCCTTCCTTCTCTTTGGTGTCCACCAGATCGTAGCTAAAGCCGCCCCAACCGACGTCCTTGTTCATGTTCTCGACGGTGCTCTTACCTTTAGCAAGGGCGTCGGCCATGAAGGCCTCGTCAGTTGGTACGCCAGCCTTGATCGCGCCGTCCATAACAACGGCGGCGTAAGTTTCGGGGGTCAGTTTCTTTTGGTCGTACAGCGCACGAATGCGGTCTTCCGTCTCCTGCGGGAGGCGATAGCCCTTAACCTCGTTTGGCGCTAGTTCGCGGCGGATTGAAGCCTCGATTTCATCAACGCCGCGTGGCTTGGTGCCGAGTGCTAGGACTTCTGAAGGTAATTTCCCCTCGGCCATGCCCGAAATGAGCATGTCGAGCATTTCGTACTTGCTCTCGATAGCCAAGTCGCTGTCGCCAGCTTCAGGAATGTAGGCCTTGAAGACCTCCATTTCCTTGTCACTGTCGCCTTCTTTTGCGGACTGGGCCACAAGCGGGCGTATCAGTGGCAGGATGGCTGCGTTAGCTTTGGTAAATCTTTCAAACTGCGGTATCGCAGGGATGATGCCGCCAAGGCTCGGTTTGTCGAAGTACTCCCCGTAACCGAAAGCGCGTGACGCTGGGTTGCCTTTAATGTCATTCTTGTACAGCTGGATGTTGTTCAACATCTGCGCGCGCACGACGGCAGCGCGAGACTGCGCGCCTTTCGTTTTGGCTTCGAGTGCGACTTCAGTTGCGCTCTTGGGTGGGCCTTCCCTAGCTTCACGCTCCGCCTTGTCAGCATTAGCTTCCGCCGTTCGCGCGTCTGCTTTTGCTTTGCGGATGTCGTCGACCATAGTCGCTCCAGTGAGAGCGATGTCCTGACCGCGCTTGATGCCTTCCTGCGACGTCTTGGTCCCTTCAGGGCTGCTGCTCTCGGCGGCCTTAGCCGCTTTGAGGTCTTTTGACCAAAAATCTGCCATTTTAATCTCCTG